ATTCGATTTCGCTGAAACTGATCTGCTGGGTCATGCCGCTCTCCGTGCGTGGTGGTGCCGACAGTGGCATTATAACATTGTCATATTAAGTGTGGGGGCTGGCGGGAATAAATCTGCGTTTCCTTGGCGTTGCCCTGGGCGGTGTTGATCCCCTCCAAGCGCAGGAAGCGCTCCGGCAGCGCCTGCGTGAAGATGCCGATGTCAGTGACCACGCCGTAGGAATAGGCCGCCTTGAAGGGTGCGGTGAAGCCGGTGGTGTCCAGGAACTGGACAGCTCCGAAGTCCAGGTCGGCGGTGTAGTGCGTGCCGGCCGTGAGCGTCGCCGGTGTTCCGGCCGAATCGGTCACCACTAGGCTCGACACCCTGGGGTGGGCGAGGAAGTAGCGGTCGCCGACAACCGGCGTGTCACCGCCAAAGGGCTCGGCCGTCACCGACCCAGCCGCACCGACGACGTGGTTGCCATACAGGGCGAGCGCCAGGTTCTCCTTGGTGAACTCCTCGATGGTCAGCTTCACGGTCGCCGACTTCTGCTTGACCATCCGGTGATCCAGCGAGCGCTGACCAGTCTGGCTCTCGTAGTGCTCCAGAACGTCGGTCTTCAGCGACAACTTCAGCTCGGCCACGTTGCCGGGTGAGCGCACCTCGATCGGCAGACCGGCGATGTCGCGCTTGCCGAGAAACACTCGGCCTTGAAAACTTGCATAGGTGCTCATTGCTTGGGTTCCTTACGTTGAATGGGAGAAAGGTCGACGGATGGGTCGGTGGGAGTCCGGACGGGCTTCGGTTCCAGCGCGGCGATGTCGTTCGCCAGCAGCCATTCGGCGGCGTCGGCGTCGACCTCGATGCGGTCACCGGGTCCGTAGGACTTGCCCGCGTGCGTGTGCGGGCGCGTCAAAACGAGTCGGGTCATGGGTGTCATCCTTGGGTTGAGAGGTCTTGGGCCAGCGTTCGGTAGGTGATGCGGTAGCGCGCGGGAATGGATGCGGCGACGGCATCGGCGTCCTCCACCTCCCACTCGCATTCCTGCTCACGGATCCCGAGGGCGAGTCCGCCCAGATTCAGGTCGAACATCAGGGCTGCGTGGGCGGCAGTCAGCAGTCGGTCTGCCTCCGTCTCCGGAACGACGGGAGGCACCGCACGGGCCAGGGCCACGATGCGAACCGTCAGTTCTCGGGTGACTCGGTCGTTGGCACGCTCGGCAATGGCATCCGTCTCGGGGAACACCACCAGCGCCGGGCATTGCTCGCGCATGACTGCCACCGAAGGTGATCGGTGGACTGTGGCGCCCAGAGCCTGTGCTGCCGGGCGCACAGCCGCCATCAGCGCCAGCAGGATCTGCTCGCGGATCGAATTGCCAGCCATGGCTTCAGACCCGAGTGAGACGGGCGCGTCGCTCGGTGCCGTCGCCCACGGACCGAACTTCACGCACCAAGTAGGTCGCCGACCCGATCTGGACCTGCTCCTGGGCTGCCAGGCCCGTGAACACCGATGCCGGGAATGTCATGGCGTACTCGGTGCTGACCGTCAGACCATCCAGAAGGGACTCGTCCGGACAGGAAAATCCCACTGAATGCGACTGCTCCGCCGACCCGTCCGACGGGCGCCAGACGCAAGCCTGGAGCAGGCCAGCGCTGGCTGCCGCCGCGTAGACGGTTTCGACCAGGCCCATGGATCAGGCCGCCGTGAGCTTGACCAGCACGCCGGGGCGATGGCACATCGGCAGCGGGTTGGACTGCGTGTGCAAGTCGGTCCCCCGGTCGAACTTGCGCGGCTCCTGCTTGGCGTAGATCGCCTGCCCCAGGGTGTTGGCCGTCTCGTTGAAGTCGGCCGGCGCGAAGTACGTGCCGAAGGTGTCCACCGTACCCATCGGGAAGGCATGGGCCTCACCGGCGGCGATGAAGCGACGGCTGGTGCCGTTGACATCAGTCGCTTGGCCACGGTACTCCTCGAAGGTCACGCCGCCGAAGGTGAATCCGGCGCGCATGTCGTTGATGAGCACCGCGCCCTGCTGCCAGTAGGTGAAGGCGTCCTTGACCTTGGGGTGGTCGGTCAGCGCATCGAAGAACTCCGGCGAGCACAGCACCCGGATGCCGGTCATGAACTCACCCTTGAGGTTGTCCTCCAGATGACGCAGCACGTCGGCGCACTTCTTCTTCACGTTCGACGAGGCATTGCCCAGATCGAAGCTCACGACCGCCGGCGAGATGCCGAACTCGTCATACAGGTCGTAGATCACCGAGCCGTCGGCGTCGAGGATCACGCCCTTGAGCGCGCCCATGCGCAGGTGCTCCAGCGTGATGGCGTGCTTGTTGCGCATGGTCTCCAGGTGCCGAGCCATCACGCCGGCCACCGACTCCATCTCGGTCTCCGAGCCGAAAGCACGAATGCCCTGGACCTCTTCGGGCAGGACCACGTCGTCGTGCGGGATGTGCGGGATCACGAAGGAGCGCACCTTGCGCTTGCCGCGTGCGCCGACCGTACCCGGGGCACCCGGGGGCAGCGTCGGCAGCAGATTGAGCACGCCGTTCTGCTCCTCGACGATGACCTGGCGCGTGCGCACCGGCTTGGCCGGGAACAGATCGAGCGACTCGAGGCGCCCATAGCGGTTGGGGATGACGTTGATGGCGGAGGTCAGCGCCGCCATCGAAAACGCCGGGGTGTTGAACGGGTTGTTCATGTTCAGGATTCCTTTCAGGCGGACTGACGAATGAGGATGCCGCGTGCTTCCAATGCGGCGATGGCGGCGACCTTGTGCTCGGGCGTGATGCCCGCAGGCCAGACGACGGCGTGGGATGCGACGACGGCGTGGCGCGCGAGCAGCAGGACGTTGTCGCGCTCGATCAGGCTGGCGTCGCAGTCGCCCAGCAGGATCCCCACGGGCGATTCGGTGCCGTCGGTCGCGTCCGGCTCGTAGCGCTTGATCTTGGAAGTCGCGGCGACGCGGCCCACGACGGCGCCGAGTTCGAGGCGCTGGCCTGCGGCCACGGTGACGACGTCACGCGAGTAGTTGAGGCAGTCCTCCTCGTACTTGAGGAGATCGCCCAGGTTGATAGGTTCGTTGAGTGCAGACATGGCTTCAGTCCTTTCCAGTGAGTTTCTTGACGGCCTTCATGAGGGGGTTCTGCTCCGGCGATGCGGCAGTGGCAGCGGCGTCCGGATGGATCAGGGAACTGATCTCCGTGCCCTGTGCCCGACCGGCCAGGAGCGTCTTGCGCACCTGTGCGACGCTGGCGCCTTCGCTGAGGAAGGACAGAGTGAGCCCGGGCTGACCAGCCAACTGGCACAGCTCGGCGATCGCCACGGCATCGGCGCGCACTTGGGTGACCGCCGCGTCCACTGCTGCAGCGACGTCGTTGCCGACGCTGAGGTCCTGTGGCTGCGCTGCGGCGTTGCCGCCGGTGTGGTCGGGCTTTTCGGGTTCGAGTGCCGGGTCTTCCGGCGCGTTGGTTGACTCCGGAGGGAGTCGGTCGATGGCGTTCTCATGCATCGCGGTTTTCTCCATGGGGTTGGTTGAGAGGAGCGCCCCTTTGGAGGTGGGCGCGAGAGGGGAACTGGTAGCAGCGAGGAACTGCAGGCCGGACGTCGCAGCGTTCGTGGCGAGGTAGGAGGCGAAGTCGACCAACGCCGACTCGGTGGTGCCTAGCCGATCGGCCAATCCGACGCTGATCGCGTTGGGGCCGAAGTACAGGCCGGCTTCGGTGGCACGCACGGCCGCCGCATCGAGGCCACGCATCGAAGCCACGTGATCGACGAATAGTCCGTACAGGCGATCGACTTCGGCCTGCAGGAGCGCGTAGGCATCGGGGTCGAGTGGCTCGTGCGGCGAGAAGTCGCTCTTGTGCGCACCCGCCGTCACTGCCGTATAGCGGTAGCCGTCCTGCGCATCGCGGGCGGTCTGATCGACGTGCATGGCGATCACGCCAATCGACCCGACACCGCCGGTTTGGCTCACGTAGATGCGCGAGGCCGCGCTGGCGATCGCGTAGGCAGCTGAGAAGGCTGAGTCGCTTGCAACGGCCCACACGGGCTTGACCGCACTGGCAGCCCGAACCCGCTGCGCGAGTTCGAAGACACCGCCGGCCTCGCCACCGGGTGAGTCGATATCGAGCAAGATGCCGGTGATCGAAGCGTCGGCCAGCGCCGCATCCAGCATGGCCGCCACTTGGCCATACGAGGTGAGGCCCGATGCCGCGTCGAGTCCGAGGGACCGACGCACCAGCGTGCCGTAGACCGGAATCAGCGCGATGCCAGGAGCGGCGCTGACGCTCGACCTCGGCGCCGGAACAGGGATGGCCTCCTTGGCCGTGGGCCACTGGACCCGATCTCCGAGGACGGAAAGAATGACGTCCAGCTTCGAGCGGACGAGCAGAAGCGGCGTCCCGTACAGACGGGACGCCAGATGTGGCAACAACATGTCAGGTGCCTTGAGTTAGGGCGTCCGCGCTGGCGGACGCGAGATTCGAAGACCTGGGGTTCGCGCCGGATGCGGGTCCCTGGTCATGGCGAGGGTCGGTGTCGAGCACCAGCCCCCATGCGTCGGCCCGAGCGTTGTCGGCAGCGATCTCACGGTCGACGTCTTCGGCGTCGTAGCCGTTGGCAGAGATCGCCTCCGAGCGACTCATCAGTCCCGATCGGATGGCTGACTTCATCGCCTCGGTTTCCTTCAGCGGATCCACCCACTGCCAGCCCTGCGGGATCCACTTCACCGCCTGCCACTCCCGACGACGCGCCGATCCACCACGCAGATAGCCAGGCAGGACCAGCGCGCCTTCCAGGACGGCCTGCGCCATCCATGCCGCCCAGATCGGGCGGCAGAGCTGATGCACGATCACACCGTGCTGGAGATGCTCTACGCGGCGGCGGAACTCCAGGAGACCGGCGCGGATGGACGAGTAGTTGACCTGGGTGAGGTCTCCGGTCAGCTGCTCATAGGTCACGCCCATGGCGGCGGCCACTGCCCGGAACTGCATGCGCAGGAATTCCGAGTACGAGCCACCGACATCGGCCGGCTGCGAGAACTTGATGTCCTCGCCGGGCTCCAGGATCTGCATCGTTCCCGGCTCCAGGCCGGAGAGCGCCACGCCGCTGGCATCCGCCGAGCCCTCACCGAGCAGGCTGTCCTCAGGGGACAGCCGCGTGATGAATCCGGCGAACATGGCCGCCGTCTTCTTGCGCACCAGTTCAGCGTCGTCGTACTGGTCCAGCTCGTGGAGCTTCACCAGCGCTCGGGCCAGCCACGGCTCACCCCGAATCTGCCCCGGGCGCAGCGGACGGAACATGTGGATGATCTCGGACGCATCGACGCGCACCGTGCTCATGCCGCCGTCACCAGACATCGGCGCGAGCAACCCGTCCTGCGGGTGGGATCGATAAAGGTGGTACGCGACCCGGCGACCCAGCCGATCGAATTCGATGCCAGCGCGCACCAGGTTTCCGTTCTCGGCCGTGGTGTTGAGCGTCACCGGCAGGTGCTCGGGTTCGATCACCTGGATCTGCAACGCGACAGGCAGACCGTCCTCGGGGCGGCGGTAGCGCAGGCGCACCAGCACCTCGCCGCCTTCGAGCATGGCGCGGCAGGCCATGGCCTGAAGCCCGTAGAAGTCGGTCAGGCCCGCCGCATCGGCCTCCTGGGTCCAGTCGCGCCACAGGGCTTGAATGGACTCCCGGGCTGCGGCGTCGCCCACTATGGACTGCGGCTTGATGCCAGTGCCGATGGCGTTGGCCACATAGGCTTCCAGCGCCGCATTGGCCCACGCGTTGCGCCGCACCAGGTCCCGGCTCTTGGCGCGCAATTCGTTCTGTGTCTGCAGCAAGGCGCCGACAGCACCCGGATTGCCGACCATCCACGCCAGGGCGCGACGGCCGCCACCCACGCCGTCATAAGTCGGCATGCCACCGAAGAGTCGGCGGCGAATGAACTGAATGAATCCCATCAGAAGCCCTTGGCGGTCGTCACGCGGATCTGCCGCGCGATGGGAGGGACCAGACCGGTAGCGGCCGATTGCTCTGCGAGCCCCGAGCGGACCAGTCGCATCGCTTCCTTCAGTTCCTCGATCGTCCGGTACTCGACGGTCTTGTCCGCGAAGGTCACACGCCGCTCCCCGCGGGCCACCGCGCCTTCGAGCGCTTCGAGTTGTTCGAGCGTGTAGGCCATAGTCATCCCACCTTGATGGCAACAAGATTGCTGCCCGCTTTGATCACGGCATTGGATGCAGCGACCTCGGGTGCGAAGCGAATCTGGAGACTTCCGGCGGTCGCGCCGGTGATCACCAGTAGAGATGCAGTGGCCAGCGTGCTGGCATTGGCTGTATCGATCGCCGTGGTGGCAGCGCCAGCGTCAGCGGCGCGCTGGTTGGCAGTCGTCGCGGCGGTCAGCGAAGTGGGTGTATTCCATTGAGCAACGACCGTCGCCCCGGTGGGCACTGTCTGCGTCAGGCGAATGCCCGTGGTGGTCGCAGCGGTCTGAAACATCACCTGCACATCGACCTGGTAGGTGCTGTTCGCAGCCATGGCCACGGCCAGACCTGTCACGTTCGCCAGCGTGGTGGTGCTGTTGGTGACATCGACCGCCAAGCGCGCGATCGACAGGCGCGAGTCGGCGTTCAAGTCGACCCAGACCGTGCCATCGCACCAGTACGCCCGGTTGTCGGTCGACAAGCGAACGACGACCCCAGCCAACGTGGCTGAGGCTGCAGGCAGGGCAGCGACAACCGGCACGACCCGATAAGCCAGATCCTTCACTGTTTAGCCCATCACCACGACGCGGTAGGCATTGCTGGCCGGCGCGCTGGCGAAGTTCAGCCGCGCGGTATTGACGGTGGGCAGGCTCACGTCGCAGTTGACCTGCTCGTAGCTGCCCGATGCCTGGAACACCTGGACGATCACATCGCGGGTCGCGAAGTTGTGATTGACGTCGAACTGGGTGCTGCTGCCGTCCCCGATGGTGGCCTGTGCACGACGCGGCTTGTTCGTCCAGTTGTTGAGCTTGAGCGGTGTGACGATTCGCAGGTCGTCGGTACCGCCGTCGGTCTCGGCTTGTGTGGCGATCTCGGCGATACCAGAGCTGGTCTCCGATGCCGCGCCCACCGTCGCACCGAACTGCAACCAGGTGACGGTCGTGGTGTCGAGCACGAAGTTCACGACCGACTGGCGCCAGCTGGTGCCGGCCGACGTTCCTTCCTCCACCGTGGCGACGGCCTGCTCCAGTTCCGACGCGGTGTTGGCGTCCAGAGCGCGAGTCATGGCGATCGCAGCGCCGTTCCAGATGTAGATGCCGTTCTCGGCGCCAAGGGTCTGAGCCTTGACCAGCACTCGATCGCCGACGGCCACCGTTACGCCGTCGATCGATGCGCCCGGCGAGGACAGATTGAGGTTGGTCTGCGACGCGACGCGGCAGGAGTCCTTCCACGCCAAGCCTTCGACGGCAGAGTTCAGGTCGGCCAGCCGTGCTGGCTCATCCGGGTTGACCGGCGACGGCAGATTGCGGACGCGGGCGACCCCACCAAAGTCGAGGTCGGAAAGTTGCTTACGGGACATTCAGTTCTCCTATCAAGTCAATCGGGCCAGCCCGGCAATCGGAATGGCGAAATAGATGACGAGCTGGTTCGGGCTCGTGTGGCGGACATCGGCTTCAACTTCGGCGCCGCCGCTGTCGACGATCGACACCGAAGGCCGAAGGCCCAGGTTGTGGTTCACGGTCCAGACCCTGGCGGGCGAGACCTGTACGAACTCGTATGTCTGGCTACCAGCACCGCCGCCGTTGGTCGGGCGCTGCGCCAATTCGTTGATCGCGGCGACCAGGTCTGTCTTGGCATCGGTCTTCAAGCGATCGAGGGCTCCGGTGCGCGCTTCCACGCCGCCGAAGCGCTCAGCCACACGCACCACGAAGCTGTTGAGTTGGGACTGCAGGCTCATGGCGCACTCGGTCTATGAAATCCAGCGGCTGCGAATCACACGCCGCACGGGTCGGGACGTTTTCGGGCCTCCACTTGCGACAAAGCCACCGGTGTCGGTGGCCTCGTCAGCGTTCAGTTCATGGTCATCGTCGGGCGGGTCGAGCCCAAGTTGCCGCTCCAGCTCCCGCCAGTGGCGGTCCTCGAAGCGATCCAGCCCTGCGCTCGACGCGGCGGCTCGGGCGTAGACGTAGCAGTCGAGCGCTTCGTTGCGCTCCCGAATCTTTTGCCACTCCCGGATGGGGAAGCCGTTGCGGTCGCGCCGCGTGATCAATTGCTCAGCACACAGCTGCTGAATGAACTCAGCGTCGATCTTGGGCAGGTGGACGAAACCGACCGGATAGGTCATCTGGATACCGTCCTCACCGACGTCCGCGCTCTTGCGCAGGTTGTTGTAGAACTCCAGCTTGGCGATGCCGACCGCCACCGAGTACACCTTCACGCCTCGGCGTAGCTTCTTGCCGCCCTGACTGACGTCCACGGCCGTTGGCGTGCCGATCAAGGCGGCCCCTCGGGCCACGCCCTTGACCGCCATCACGCGGGCATCCCGGCGGGAACGCACGAAGGCATAAGCCTCTTGCGTAGCAAAGCCGGTGTCGAGCGCGAACCTGGCCAATGGCATGGCAGCGCCGGAGGCATGGGTCCAGGTCTCGCCCAGCATGTCGCCCAGCCGGCTCCAGACCGCATCGCGCGAGGTGTCACCCATCAGCACCCGGTGCTCTACCAACCAGGACTCCTTGCCCCGACCGAATGCCCAGACGGATGCCTCGATCCGGTCCTTCTGGACGTCCGCGCCGCCCACCAGCAGCAGTCCGCCTCGCGGCACCGTGCCGACGGAATAGTCCTCCCGTCGCTCGATCAGGCGCTGCCAATCAGGTGCTTCGCCTTCCTCGACCCAGGTCTCTCCAAGCTCAGTGTTCTTGAACGTCTTGATGGCAGACGCCGATCCCGATTCCTTGCTGACGGCCGCCTCCCACGCGGTGGCGATGTCACGCCAACCGCGCCACCCGACCGGGCTGTAGAGAGACGACAGATGGAAACCGGCAGTCTTCCCATTCCCATCGGGGAACATGGCTCGCCACTCGCCGTGCTCCAGCATCCAGGACTTGTGGTGCTCGGCTATTCGCCTGTCGCATGACTCGCACACGTAGGCCGCCGTCTCGGGCGCGCCCTTGTCCCAGCGCAGTTGCTCGAATCGCAGCCATTGCCGATGACTGCAGTGCGGGCACGGCACGAAGTAGCGCCGCTGGTCACTCGCGTCGTACTCCCGCTCAATGGCGCTCGCCCCCGAGATGGTCGGGGTGGAGACGATGAAGATCTTGCGGCGCGCGAAAGTTCTTGTCCGCGCCTCGGCCAGCGAAATCGCATCGCCTTCGCCCTCGACGTCCAGCGGATACCCATCCACCTCGTCCAGGAACAAGTAGCGAACCGGCATCGAGCGCAAGCCCACCGCGCTGTTGGCGCCGGTCATCACCAGCACGCCACCTCGAAACTCCTTGGCCAGGATGGTGTTGCCCGAGTCCCGGCTGCGTGCCGGAGCGATCAACTCAGCCAGGACACCGGACTCCTCGATCAGCGGGTCGATTCGCTGCTTGGAGTTGCGCTTGGCCATCTCCACCGTCGGCCACACCGCCATCATCGGACCGGGTGCGTGGTGAATCACGTAGCCGATCCAGTTCGATCCCATCTCCGTCGCGCCAAGCTGAGCGGCCTTCATGAACACCACGCGCTCGACCGGTGAGGTCGGCGACAGGCAGTCCATGATTGCCTTGAGGTAGGGCGTGCGACTGGTACGCCAGCGTCCGGGTTCAGCGGACGCCTTGCTCGACAGCATGCGGTGGCGATCGGACCACTCGGATACGGTGAGCAGCGGATCGGGCGTGAGCCCCTCGCGCCAGGCCCGCTCAACCTCGTCGGCGCCTTCGTAGTCGAGATCCATCATCAGTCGACCCGCGGGCGCATGTCGCCAAGTTCCTGCAGGTGCTCGCGCACGGCAGCCTCCAGTGCGATGTGCATCGCGTGCGGCTCCACGCCCAGCCTGGCGGCCATCTGCGCAGAGATTCGCGCTGGCCAGTTGAGCCACGCATCGCGCTCGGCCCGTGCGAGCTTGAACACGTGGGCGATCGCTTGCGGGCGATCCACCAGTTCACCCTTCAAACGAGCCAGCCGCACCTTGTTGGTCTGTGCCTTAACGACCTCGTTGACGGTGCGCGCTTGAAGCAGTGATGTACCGCCAGTGGGCAGCGCCGGGCCAGCACCACTGTTCGCATCGGCGGCCTCCGGCACCGCGACCTTGACCGCCTTGGCGCGCGTGCCTGCTTGTGCTGACTCGGAGTTGCGTACCCATTCGCTGTCGGCCCGACCGATGTCGATCGTTCCGTCGGGCTCCGGCGTGATGCGACCGGCCCGAATCGCCTTATGGACGGCGGTGTCGGTCACGCTCCGATGTCGGGCGTATGCGCGTATCGAGATGCCCATCGGGATGACCTCTGGTCCCTTCAATCATTTGTTCGTCATTCCTCCGGATTCCGCTTGGCTTTACTCCGAAGCAGCGCGTTCATTGGTTCATCAACAACCCCATCCAAGGACACGGACATGACCCCGATCGAGCAACTACTGACCCAGATCGCCCGCGAGCACCTCTTCATCGAAACGCTGGAGACGCGTCGCTCGGACAGCCTCGATTTCCACGACGTTGCGGTCTGGTGCGTGCGCAGCGCCCTGGAGGCCGCCTTCAACGCCGGCGTCGAACACGCCACGAAGTCAGAGCCGACCAACAGCTGATCAAGAACCTTCGAAGGCAAGCAGAAAGCGCTTGGCTTCACTCGCGAACAGCGCGTTCATCACGTCACCCCATCAACCACCCTGAAAGGATCAGCAAATGAGCACGATGCAACTCACTCCAGCCCAACACGCCATCCTGGCCTACGCCCTCGAACACAACGCCGGCAAGATCAGCTGGTTCCCGGACAACATCAAAGGCGGCGCGCGCAAGAAAGTGCTCGACGGCCTGTTCAATCGCGCCCTGATCACCACGGACGGCACCGACTGGTTCGTTGCCGCCGAGGGCTACGACGCCATGGGGCGCGAGCGTCCCGCGCCTGCGCCCCTGATTCCCGACCCCGAGACGGAGGCCGCCGTGACGGCCGCAGAGGCATCCTGGGCCAAGGACGGGGCCAAGGACGCCACCACTGAGCAGCCCAAGCCGCGCACCCGCGATAACAGCAAGCAGGCCGAAGTCGTCCGGATGCTGCAGCGCGCCGAGGGCGCCACCATCCCGCAGATCTGCGAGGCCACCGGCTGGCAAGCACACACGGTGCGCGGCACCTTTGCGGGCGCCCTGAAGAAGAAGCTCGGCCTGACCATCGTCTCGGACAAGCCTCAGGGCGGCGAGCGGGTGTACCGCGTCGCCTGATCACAAAGATCGAGAAGGAGGCCAAGCGGCGCTTGGCTTCTCAATCGAACAGCGCGTTACTACGGACATCGCAACGATCAACACGAAGGAGCCCGAGATGACCAACACCACGATCCCTGCCACCCAGAATGAAGCCTGGGGCTTTTGGGGCACCATGAACGAGCACGCCACGGTTGCCTGGCCCTTGGCGATGAACGCCGTCTCGGACGCCACCGGTCAGCCCCTGGACTCGGTGCGAACCTTCCTCAACAGCCGCCATGGTCGCCATTTCGCCGACGAGGTGCAGAACGGGCTGTTTCGTGGCCAGCCCCTGGCGGACGCGATCAACGCCGCCACGCAGCAGTGGATGGGCTGGAAGATCGGACGCCAGACCAGCAAGGACTACGGCATCCCGCGCGGTCTGCCTTACCTTACCGGGTTCGTGATTCACTGCGAGATCACCGACGAGTCGCTCGCTGCCTGATCGAACGACTTGCCATCTGCTTCGCGGGTGGCCTGCTTGCCTGTCCAATCCTGCCAGCGGCGCACGATCACATCGGCGTACTTCGGATCGAGTTCAATCAGCCTCGCCAGCCGCCCAGACTTCTCCGCCGCGATCAGCGTCGTGCCGGAGCCGCCGAAGGGGTCAAGGACCACGTTGCCGGGACGACTCGAATTGCGAATGGCGCGCTCGACCAACTCCACCGGCTTCATCGTCGGGTGCAGATCGTTCTTCTGTGGCTTCTTGATGTTCCAGACATCGCCCTGGTCGCGGTCGCCGCACCAGTGGCGCTGCGCCCCCTCGGGCCATCCGTAGAGGATCGGCTCGTACTGACGCTGGTAGTCGGCACGGCCCAGCGTGAAGGTGTTCTTGGCCCAGATGATGAACGTAGACCACTTGCCGCCGGCCGCACGGAAGGCTGCCTGCAGCACATCCAGTTCGCTGGAGGACATAGCCACGTAGATCCCGCCCCGGCAATGCGCGACAGTCGGCGTGAGCGCTGCCAGCAGGAAGTCGTAGAAGCCGTCGCCCAGGTTGTCGTTCAGGATCGCGCGGTCTTTGCCGCGCATCTTGTCCTTGGCGCTGTTGGCATAGTTCACGTTGTAGGGCGGGTCGGTGAAGACCATGTCCACTGGCTCGCCGTCGAGCACCCTGTCATAGCTCTCAGCCACGGTGGAGTCGCCGCACAGCAGGCGGTGGCCACCCAACAACCAGACATCGCCGGGCTGTGACACCGGCGTGTCCGCCACGTCTGGGACTGCGTCGTCGTCGGTCTGCCCCTCGCCCTGCGGCTCATCGCCTGCCATCAGTTCGGCCAGCGCGTCGGCATCGAAGCCCGTGAGCGACAGATCGAAGTCGGCGTCCTGCAAGTCAGCCATTTCGATGCGCAGCAGCGCCTCGTCCCAGCCGGCGTTTTCGGCGATCCGGTTGTCCGCGATGATCAATGCCCGGCGCTGCGTCGGAGTGAGGTGATCGAGGACCACCACCGGTACGGTCGCCAAGCCCAGCTTCTGGGCGGCAGCCAGCCGGCCGTGACCGGCGACGATGACGCCGTCGCTGCCGGCTAGGATCGGGTTGGTGAACCCGAACTCGACGATCGACGCGGCGATCTGTGCCACTTGCTCCGGCGAGTGGGTCCGGGCGTTTCGTGCATACGGGATGAGCCGGGTCGTTGGCCACGGCTCGATCTTGTCGGCTAGCCAGGAACTCATTACCCCGTCTCCCCGACGAACAGTCGCTGCTTGGTCACCTCAGCGAAGGTCTGGCCCGTCGCCACGAGCGTGATCTGCGCTTGCGGGTGGTTCTGCAGAAACCGCCGGATCGCCACGTCGACGTACTCCGGCGCAATCTCGATGGCGCGGCAGGTGCGCCCTGTGCGCTCGGCCGCCAGCATCGTGCTGCCACTGCCGCCGAACGGCTCGAACACGATGTCGGCCTGATCTGTGAAGGCCTCGATCACGAACTCAGGCAGCGCCACCGGGAATACGGCCGGGTGATCGATGTCCTGCCCAATCTTCCCCTTGTGCCGCATCACGCGGATCACCGAGTCTGGGATGCGGAAGTCCTGCGTCGGCTGGCCAGCGGCTGTCCAACCTCCGACCTCGCCGTCCTTTCCGCGCATCGCCGTCGAGGATCCGTCGGCGCGCAGGTGCGTCTCCTGGCCAGCGAACTTGCAAGGAACGATCTTGTTCGGCTTGCGGCTCTCGCGGTTGAAATGGAAGACGAACTCGAAGCTCGGCGCGAAGCGTCCCGACCAGTCACCTGGCATGCCCGGCCCTTGGTCCCAGACGTACCAGGCGAAACGCCGCCAACCGGCCGTGCGCATCCACTCGACCCAGGCATTCCAGTACGGGATGAACTCGTTGTCCCGATGGATCAGACCGAGGTTGACCAGCACCTGTGCGTCGGCAGTCGTCGGCAGGTTGGCAAAGACGCCGCGCATGAGCGCGTCCCAGTCGGCGATGCCGCCGCTGGTGTAGTCGCGCTGATTGCCATAGGGTGGTGAGGTGAAGCACAACCGAGCGCGATCGCCTCCCATCAACGCGGCGACCACCGACGCATCGGTCGAGTCGCCGCAGATCAGGCGATGCCGTCCGATCGCCCACACGTCACCGACTTGACTCACTGGAACCTGGGGCGGTTCAGGCACGTCATCCGCAGCGTCCTCGTCGGACTCACCGCATTGAGCATCGTCCTCCCCGGTGGCACGGGCCAGGAAGGACTCGATCTCGCCATCGTCGAAGCCGGTCAAGGCCAGGTCGTAGCCAGCCTCAGAGAGTTCCGCCAGTTCCAGCGCCAGCAGTTCCTCGTCCCATCCAGCATCGAGCGCCAGGCGGTTGTCTGAGATCACGTAGGCACGCTTCTGTGCCGGCGTGAGGTGCGCCAGTTCGATGACCGGGACCTCGGCGAAACCCAGCTTGTGCGCGGCCGCCAGACGCCCGTGTCCTGCGATGACGCCATTGGCGCCGTCCACCAGCACAGGGTTGGTCCACCCGTACTCCACGATGCTTGCCGCGATCTTGGCGATCTGGGCATCCGTGTGGGTCCGCGGGTTCTTGGCGTAAGGGATCAGCGTCTCGACCTTGCGGTAGGCGACGTTGAGGGTGTTCAGGATGTGGTCCTCGAAAAAATGCGGCCCGAGCGGGAAAGGAGTAAACCCACCCGGGCCGCCAGGGGCACTGCAGCGTGAAATGAAAGAGCCCGCCGACGGGGTTGCCGTGGGCGGGCTCGGTGATTGGGTCGGGGTGCAAACTGCAAACCGGTGCAAACCTGGGTTTGCAGTCAGACGCTAGGCGAATGCCGCGCTCGCGCCCCCCGCATTGCACTTTCGGGAGGAAGGACCCGTCGCGATCGCGTCGGCCCGCCCGAAGTCAACTCTGTCCAGAAGATAGCTCGAATACTACGGGCAACCGGGGTGTTTTGTTGCACGAGGAAGATTCGCTGATGCCATCGGATGCCATCTGGCTCGCGCCGACCCCCTTCAAAACACGCTAAATCACTACGCACGAGCAACCCCATTGAGCCTGTCGGCCACGACCTGCAGTGCACGCTGCCACCGCCGCCATGCCGTCGTTCGATCGCAGGCAAACCGCGTCGAGATGTCGCGCCAGCCATATCGCTTGGCACGCATCCAGATCAAGTGCCGCTCCTCGACCTCGAGCCAGAGCCCCCAGCGCATCGTCTCCAACATCTGCTCCACCGCCTCGGGAGTCGGAGGGAAGGGACGGTAGACCGGCTCGTCGGCCGAGAAGAGTTCCCATTGCTGGCGAACGATCGGTGGCCAGGTGTTGAAGTAGCCTTGCACGCGCACGGGCGGCAGACGTCGTCCGGTGGTCGCGGCATCCTCGAAGCGTGCTGCCACGTCCTCGATGGTCCAGAGGGTGGCAGTCCTAGTCACGGCGGCGTCCTCCCGCTCCGTACAGGCGCTCGCCGATGCGGCGCACGAACTCGCGCTCGACGAAGTCCAAACGCTCGTCGGACTCGTTGATCACGAGGATGTGTTGATCGCGCCAGCCCTGTTGCTTGACGGCTTCGAGGTCGGTGGGCTCGGGCTGCAGGCGTCCGAGGGGACAACGGTAGGAGGGGGTGTACATCTTCATCTCACACCTCCTGCGTCTCGATCGCCCAATGAAGGATGGCCAGCGCATCGGCTTCGTTGTCGTCACCAGGACGGTGGCCGCGTTGGGTGACCGACGCGATCATCTCGTCCTTGCCGGCGTTTCCTTTGCCGGTCGCGTGCTTCTTGATCGTCCCCACGGGCACGCCCTGGTACGGGATGCAGTGGTGCTCACACCAGGCCGTGAGGTGACCCAGGAAGCCACCGTAGGCATGGGCAGCATCCACGCCCGCGTGCCGACGGACTTCCTCGAAGTACACCGCGTTGATGTGGTCGCACGCCGTGAGCAGTTCAGCCAGCCAACGCTTGAATCGCAGGAAGCGCATGCCCCCGCCTTCGAAGCGCTGCGGCTTGAATTGCTCAGTGCCACTGGTGATCGTTCCGTCCGGGTGCAGCAGTGCCCAACCGGTACGTGTGCCCAGATCCAGGGCCAGGATCGTCATATTCATCTCTTGCTCCATTTCTGGGGCGAGTGACGGATGTGACGGGTTTGCCGGTTATCTCTCTATCGTGTGCGTACGCGCACGCGTAAGGGGTTAATCAGTAGACCTGTCAAATCCGTCACTCGACCCCGCATCAGTCGTCTCGGTAGGGATAGCCGCCCCCGTAAGGCTTCGGACGCAGGCTGATGCCCGCCAGCGCCCGCGCACCTCCGGTCAAGCGGCACTTCTCGAACTTGCGCGTGGCCATGAGTTCAGCGAAGCGCTTGACCGAACCGACGTACTCGCCGGCCCGCTCCGCCCACTCACGCCAGTCTTTGAACAACTCGGACACGCTCTCGCGGTGGCTCTTGGAGAGCAGGCAGCGCTCCTCGATCCACTGACCCAGTGCGTCCTCGGCCTCGAAGTACTCCTCAGTCGCCGACACCACGCATGGCGGCGGCTGCAGCCCGTCGCGCTGCCAGGCGAGACAGCCGTCGATCGCCCAGGCCAGGATCCCGTCCCGTTCGGCCAGCAGGCGTTCCGTGAGTTGGCCGTCGCGCCTCTCGGGCGGCACCGTCACCGTGAACGGGATCAAGTGCAGGCGGCGCTTCATGGCCTCGTCCACGTTGCGGATCGATGGCTTGTGGTTGCCGGCGATCACCAACTTGAATTGCGGGAAGTACTCGAAGAAGTCCTGGCGCATGAAGCGGGCCGACACCTTGTCGCCGCCGGTGATCGCCTTGACCTTGGACTCGTTCCAGCGCCGCCCCTGTTCGGTTTCGATCGATGCCACGAAGCGCGCGCCGCGCAGTCCGGCGAGATCGGTCGGATGCCTATCGCCGCGTGCCTCCATGAACGTGTCCATCGGCGCGCTGGTGGCGTAGTCCCCCAGGATCGTGGCCAGCGTGTTCACGAACACCGACTTGCCGTTGGCGCCCGTGCCGTAGAGGAAGAACAGCGCGTGCGCGCTGGTGGCGCCGGTCAGGCAGTAGCCGACCATGCGCTGCAGGTAGGCCTGCAAGTCCTGGTCGCCGCCGGTCACGTCGTCAAGGAAGGAGCGCCAGCGCGGGCAGTCACCTCGCGGTGTGGCCGTCGCCAGCTTCGTCATCCGATCGGCACGGTCGTGCAGACGCAGACGTCCAGAACGCAGGTCGACCACGCCGCCCGGCGTGTTCAACGCAAAGAGATCGGCGTCCCACTCCTCGGACGTCGACGAGTGCCGACGGTCAGACCGCGCCAGCCGATCCACGCCACCCACGGTGCCGCTGGCCAGCAGCTTCGCCGCCAGTCGGTGCGAGTCCACCTTGAGCGCCGCCTCCCGGCAGATGGAGCGGATCAGGTGGTGCGACAGCAGGGTCTCGTCGGACTGCCAGCGGCTGCCGGTCCACACCAGCCACTTGCCCCAGGCTGCGCAGTACCGCCAATCGTCGGCGTAGCGAGAGGTGAAGGCCAGCGCCAGCGCATCGTCCGTCGCCCAGACCGTGGCTTCCTGCGAGCGCGCAGTGTTGAGCGGCTTGATGCACATGCGTGGGCCGGATGCGATGAACCCCTGGATGTCGAACCCCTCGCTGATGGCATCCGCCGCGTCCCATCCGTCCGGCTTGTCGTCGGGTGGGAGCAGAACGTCGCAGGACGCGGCGCCCACCGTCAGGAGCGCCTGCGCCGCCGACATGGCGTACTCCCAGCCCGGCTTGTCGCGGTCGGGCCAGACCAGGACGGCCTTGCCCTGCAGCGGGGTCCAGTCGGTCTTGTCCACCGGCGCGTTGGCGCCGTGCATGGCCGTGGTCGCCACGACGCCCGCACCGATCAAGGCCTGCGCGCACTTCTCGCCTTCGGTCAGGACGACCGTCTCGGCCGCCACCAGCCCGGGTTGGTTGAACAACGGCCTGGGCTCCGGCGGCGCCATCTTGCGGCGCTTCGCATCCCACGGGCGAAACTCCTTTTTCCGTCCGGGCGGGTCGTAGCGGTAGACGACCGCGATCAACTGCCCGGTGGCATCGAGGTAGTCCCACTTGGCCGTGGCCGGACCGAGGTCATCGACCGGAGCCTCCTTCTTGGCCTTGCGGGTCGGCGTAGCTGGGGCGCGGCCGACCAGGTCACCGGCGTACTGCAGCACTTTCGGGAAATCCTGCGCCACATTCACGCCGAGGTAGGCAGCCAACAGGTCGAAGATGTCCCCGCCATCGCCCGTCGCCCGGTCGGTCCACAGCCCCGCCTTCTCACCATCGAGCACGACCTCGAGGCTGTCGCCAGGGCTGCCCAGCACGTCGCCGATCAGGAACTTGCCCCGGCGCTTCTTGCCGGCCGGGAACAACGTAAGGAGCACCGACTCCAGACGCGCCAGCACATCGCCGCGCACGGCGTCGCGTTGTGCGCTGGGATCGATGGATGCGTCGGCGACGTCGTCGTTGAAATCAAGCATCGACGACCTCCTGGCTGCCCGTCTCGGCTGCGGCCTGCAGGGACTCCATCCACACCAGCAGCTCGCCCAGCTTGAAGCGCACCAGCTTGCCCACCCGGTAGTGCGGGACTTGCAGACGGACGCGCTCCTTCGGATGGGTGAGCAGGTACATCTGCAGGTTCAGGCAGTGCGCCGCCTCACGCGCATCTACCAAACGCTCGCGCAGTACGTCGTTCACAGTAGGGTTCGTCATGCTGCGGCCCTCCAGCACCGGTCTTGCCACCCGCACATGCGGCACTCGAAGTGCGTCGGGTCATGGAAGCCACGCGCCAGCAACTCGCCAGCTTCGGTTGCCGCGATCACCCGCAAGCCGCGATCGGACATACGCTGCGCCAAGGCCGCATCGAAGGGCACCAACTCGGTGTAGATCTCCATCGTGTCGGCGTTGATCGCCGTGAAGATCGCCGGCTGCTCATGCAACTGCAGGTAGGCCTGATAGAGCACGACCTGAGCGTGGTAGATCGGCTTGGCCGCTGCGAGTCGGTTCTTTTCCAACTCGCGCCAGGACTTCGATCCCAGGCACTTGTTCTCCCAGAGTGCCGGATACGCGAAGCCCTCGGGGCCGCCGACGATCACGCCGTCGATGTGCCCCTGCAGGCGGCCGTCGACAGCGGAGAACCCGAACTGATCGCCGTTGGCCTTGCGGGTGCGCAGGTCGAAACCGGCGGCCCGCAGCCATGTGACCATGCAGTCCTCCATCACATGGCCACGCTCGAAGATGCGCAGGATGCGCCCTTCGGTTTCGCGGCCGGGATCGACCGGCGCTTGGGCGAACTCGTACTGCAGCGCGCGCTCGCAGGCCGCACCCAGACGCGATGCGCCGAGGTACTGACGCGGCGCCTGCGCCGAACGCGTCTGCTGCAGGCCCGCGTCGACCAGCGCGGTGATCTGGCCGGAGATGCTCGAAGTGGAGTTGAAGTCGATCATGGCTTCGCCCCCTTCGGCTCTTCCCAGGGCAAGTCGTTCTCCAGATCGGCGAACGGGTTGGCCATGGGATCGGGCGTGGGAGCCAAGCCCCGCACGGGCGGGAACTTGGCCTCCTCGTGGTGCTCGACCATCGCGTCGGTGTAGCAGGTGACGATCGCGTCGATGACCTGGAGAGCCTCCCCTTCGGAGTACTGCCCCAATGGTTTGTCGAAGCCGATCTCGCCCGCCACCTCACCGAAGGACTTGAGGCACTTGCGCATCGCTGCTTGCTCGACATCAGAGGGATCAATCACTTTGACCTCCCTGATGTCCTTGCTGCCGTCCTTCACGCGCACCCAATTGCCGTACAGCGCGTGAAACGCGTCCTGACACCGGCGTGAACAGAAGACCCAGTCGATCGGGTAACGCTCGGGGCTGCCGATGCCACGACGGTTGTCCGTGTGGCCGTACCCCCGAGCCTGTCGTTTGCAGACCCAACATTTCACGCATCCCCCTTACTGCGCCCAGGCCGGTTTGCCCGGCACTGCGGGACGCTGGGCCTGCGGCGCAGCGGTCGGTGCTGCGACCGGTGCGGTCGGGGTGTGCGCGGTGGGTGCCGGACGCGCGGCAGTGCCAGTAGCGCGGGCGTAGTCCGGGTGGTCCGGCTCGACGGCGATCTTCACCACGTTGCGCAGATCTCCGCGACCGTCCTTCTCGACATCGATGCGGGCGACAAACTCCAGCCCGTCCAGTTCGTGGAAGCCGGAGATGCGCCGAGCGGCGGCCGCCTGCGGCGAGTTGTCCTGCGGACGGATGTTGCGGGCGCTGTTGAGCGCGGCGCGCACGAAGGTACGACCCATGTTCCCCCAGGCCGGACCCTTCGCGCTGTGCAGACCGACGTTGCTCCACATCTTGCGACGGGCGAACTCGCCTTCCAGGATCACAAACTCGCAGGACAGGTAGATCGATCCGGTGTCGAAGCTCTGCGTGGCATAGCCACCGCCCCAGCCCTGATTGGGGTCGTCATAGCCACCGGGCTTGATGGTCATGCGCACCTTGGCCACCGTCCCCTTGGGGATCAGGTCGAAGGTCTGTTGCTGTTCGGCGTCGTTGAAATCATTCCAGGCGGACATGGGTTACTCCTTGCTGTTTTTGGGTTGGGTGGCGGCAGCGCACTTCTCGATGAGCGCGCGCAGATCGGGGGGCTCCAGCAGGTCGAGCTGGCCGGAGCGGTCCTTGGCCGGGTAGCCATAGGGATTCATGGTCTGGGTGATGAAGGCGCGGTACGACGAGCCGTCTTCGGCCTTGATCTCAGCGAGCGTCACGACCTCGTCGACGATGCCGGGCAGCTCGGCAGAGGTCTTGGCGCCTTCGATCTGCGGCACGAACACCTTCCTGTTGAAGTCGTCCATGCGCTCGTCAAGGATCGAGACGAAAACGACGTGCTTGCCCCGGGCGTGCTGCAAATGCATCAGGGCACCCAGCATCTCGGTGCCAAGCAAGCCGTAGGCGCCGCGGGTGTCAGGCTTACCGGTGCGCTCGGACATGGCCTGCGGCTGGGCCTTGGACCAGATCAGCGCCAGGCGCGCCAGCACGGTGATGCTGTCGACGAAGTAGCAGTCGTACTTGGCCAGCTGCGCCGGATTTCCGTAGCGCTCGCAGACGTGCTGGTAATGCGCTTCGGAATACGGCGCTTCCGGCGGCAGCGCTGGATTGGGGCCAGCCAGGAAGACCACTAGGTCACGGAACTCAGGCCAGGTGCTCGGGCGCACACAGTCGCCACGCCAGTCCCTGACCGCGAGGTCGCCGGCTTCGAGATCGACGAACAGCGTCGAAGCCTCCGGCAGTGTCTTGAGTTGCGTGGTCTTGCCGATGCCGCTCTTGCCGAGCAGCACCAGCTTCACGCCCTTCTTCTCGCGCAGTCGCTGGTCAGCGGTAATGATCGGAAGTGTCATCACGCCACCTCTTTCAGCTGATCGACGACGGCCGGATTCCAGAGGATCTGGTAGCCGCTGTGACCGTTGCGCGAGAACGGCATGGCCTCGGCCCACGCCTTGCCGGCGTCAGTGAGTTCCCACTCATCGCGCTCGTTGCGGAACTGGAAGCCCAGAAGCGCGAGGCGCTGGTTGGTGGCCTTGGCCGAAGACCCGGCCAGCTTGCCCAGCTGCGTCGCGTTGTGCGAGCAGGTCGGCTCATTGGCGGCCGGCAGCGCGCGGCGCAGCGTCTCGATCACCAGCCCGGTGTTCTCCTGGATGCAGGTGAGCGTGGCCGCCATGGCGATGCCGGCCTTCACGCCCGGCACTTTGGCCACGGCGTCACCGATCAGCAGCAGGGAGGACACGCGGTCCTGGGTCGGTGCCGGCAAGGTGGCGACCGGGGTCCCGGAGTAGGTGCCAGTCTTGCGGATCGAGGGCAGGACCTCGCTGGTGACCCAGCGCTTGAACCGCTTCGCGGCATCCTTCGTGCTGCCGAGGATCAGCGCGTACAGGCCCGACTCGTTGACGAAGCTCGCCAGTTGGACCCGGCCCAGGCTGTCGATGATGTCGCGTTTCGCGACGTCATCCGAATCGACGTGCTTGGCGAGTGCATCGCGCGGATTCGCCAGTTCCAGGGCTGCGCAGACGTCATTGGCGTTGAACCAGGGCTGGCCGGCGTCGTCGACCTGCACGCGCAGGGCATGCGTCTCGAACTGAAAGGGGATGAGCGTGTTCATGGTTACTCCTTCCATGCGATGTTGGAGAGGCGATCGGCACCGAGGGCACCGGCCTTGCGGGCGTTGATGTAGAGCTCGTCCAGTGCGCAGCGGCGGCGGCTGGCGATGGACTGCTCCTCGGATGCCAACTGAATGGCGAATGCCAGTTCGTCGAGCGTGGCCGTGTGCGTCGGAACGATCACAACTTCCTGGCCAGCGCGGTCCCGGTAGCGGATCTGCTCGGGTAGGTGGTCGGCGTAGAACGACGTGACGTGCTTGCGCAGTGCAGAGGTGTTGTTGGTATTCATGGATTAGTCCTCGGAATCGATGGCCAGGTCGTAGGACGCCTTGCCGGGTTTGACGGTGCGGGCAGGCTCAAACTGCTCGCGCAGCGCGGTCGGCCAGTTGGTGAAGCGGGACTCGGGGACGCTGAACTCGATGTCCAGGTAGTCCTCGACCCGGTCGCCGGAATCAGCGATGCGCTGGGCGATGGCCGCGAGCTGTTTCTGGTCCCAGCTCACGCGTTTCGGGGTGTCGACGGCGATGCGGACCAGTCCGTCGTTGAATCGCACGGTGCCGAAGTCCTTGCCAGCCGCGGCACGAGCGGCGCGTTCTTGCTCGGCGTAGCGGCGTTGCATGGCGGCGTGGACCTTGGCCTGTGCCTTCTTGACCCAGTCGACCAGCTGCGCAAGGTTGTGATGGACCTCGCAGAGCTGGGCCGGCGGCAGCGAGGCCAACTGGGCATCCGACATCGCGGACAACTGTTCGGGGAAGATAGTGATTTCGTTCATCGTCTTCTCCGATCAGCGAATCGAGCGTTCGGACGTCGAGTCGTGCAGAGCATTGGTCTCGAAGTCGATGACGGCATCCAGGGGATAGCTCACCCGCTTGGACAACTTCAGGTACTTCGGGCCACGGCCCTCACTGCGCCAGCGCTGCAGAGTCTTGGGACTGATGCCCCAGCGCTGCGCCAGTTCGTTCTCGTTGAGCACCCGACGATCGCCGGGTGAAAGACTGTTGATCGCCTCGCGGGGCGACTGCGGATTGGGGGTTGCCGGTGTCGGCATGGAAGCCTCCTATGACGTTGTTGAGGAACAGGTGTCATTGGAGAATTCGGGTGGCGAACATACGAGGGACCGAATGGCGAACCACGCGGAAACTCCTGGTTCGCCAATGCCCCGGGGCCCAGACGCACAAACGGCGAGCACATGGCTCGCCGTCTGGGTGATTTCGGTTCTACCTGCCGATCAGATCGAGAAACCGAGCGCCTTGCGCTGCTCCTGCCAGTCGCGCGGCAATTGGTCGTGCCGCCCGCGAAGGGTCTGCAGGTTGAGGTGACGAGGCTGCTGCCCGTCGAGGATGGATTCGATGATGTCCGGCGCCAGCGTGGTCATCCGCAGCACCTCCGCCACCCAGCCTTGTTCCAGCTTCAGCGATCGAGCGAGGTCCGTGATGGTGGCGAACTCCCCCTGATCCAGAAGTTTCTGCCAATAGAAGGCTTTGCCCAGTGTGCGGATCATGGGGATGTCTTCCCCGGCTGCTCCCAGGACGGACCGTTCACCTGGGGGCGGAATCATCACCTTGCGATACTGCTTGCGCCGAATCGTCAGCGGCACCATGGTCACGCGCTGCTGACCAGTGACGTAGTTACGTGCCTCGTCGCCGACTTCGATGCGGACGCTGCGCAGCTTCGGATTCACCGGCCGCGCGATCGGCTTGGCGTTGGAGGTCATGCGTAGGCTCCTTCAGTCGGCGCGGATTCTTCGACCAGCGGGTGGCTGGCGATGTCGGCGCCCAGGCCAATCCACCCGTCTTCACGCCAGTGGATGTCCAAGCCGCGCTCATGCAATTGGACGCGCTCGATCATCAAGCGCGTGATCCGTTGCTGCTCCTTTGGAAACAGCTGGTCCCACACGGCGCCAATGCGCTGCATGGCGACGACCACCTGAGCTTCGTCGAGGTTGGCGCCCCTGGGGTGCTTTTGGCATGCCCGCCAAGTTGCCACCATCAACTCCGGCGCACGCAATGCCTTGTGAATCTGCTCCAGGACGGCCGTTTCGATCTCGGCGGCAGGCAGCGACCCGATGTCGACGGAACCCGGCGCGAGGGTCGCCCCGGCGCTGCGCCGCTTGTGGAGGTACGGAACGTAGTAGCGGTACAGGCGCCCGTTCTTCTTGCGCGTGTAGCTGTGGATCATCAGTTGACCATCGGGCGCGTGAAGCAGACCGGCCAACAGGGCGGGATGTTGAGTGATGCCTTCGCGCGGACCGTGCTTGCGACGCTCGACGAAGGCGTGGGCTGCGTTCCAGAGTTCCTGGTCGATGATGGCGTCGTGCTGGCCCGGGTAGCTGGTGCCTTTGTGCTGGATCTCGCCCAGGTAGATTCGGTTGCGCAGCATCTTGAAAAGGTACTGCTGGTCGATCGGCCGACCTTCCCGGAACAGACCGCCCTGTGTCTCCCATGCCTTGGTGGTGCGTCCCTCGATCGCCAACTCGCGCACGATCTCTGCCGCCGACCCATGTTCGGCGTAGCGACGGAAGATATCCCGCACCAGATCTGCCTCCGGTGCGTTGATCACGAGCTTGCGCTCAACGACGTCGTACCCGAGAGGTGGCATGCCACCCATCCACATACCTTTGGCCTTGCTGGCCGCGATCTTGTCGCGGATGCGCTCGCCCGTGACCTCCCGCTCGAACTGCGCGAAGGACAGCAGGATGTTTAAGGTCAGGCGTCCCATCGACGTCGTCGTGTTGAACTGCTGCGTAACCGACACGAAGCTGACCCCGTTGCGGTCGAACACATCGACGAGCTTGGCGAAGTCCGGCAGGCTGCGCGTCAGGCGATCGATCTTGTAGACGACCACGATGTCGACGCGGCCGTCCTCGATGTCCGCCATCAATCGCTTGAGTGCAGGGCGATCCAGATTGCCGCCTGAAAAGCCGCCATCGTCGTAGCCGTCCTGCACTGCAGTCCAGCCTTCATGGCGCTGGCTCGACACGAATGCCAACCCGGCGTCGCGCTGCGCTTCGAGGCTGTTGTAGTCCTGGTCCAGCCCCTCGTCGGTGGACTTGCGCGTGTAGATCGCGCAGCGCTTCCTGGGCGCAAGCGTCGGCGCCGCCGGTGTGGTCCGATGGGATTTCATGCTTCCTCCTTCTTCTTGGTCTTGAGGCCGAAGAACAGAGGACCGGACCACGGGCACCCGGTGATGACCTTGGCCACCGCCGTGAGGCTCGTGAAGCGCTGGCCACGGTATTCGAAGTCGCGCATGCCGCGCACCAGGACCTGGTGCTCGACGTCGTCGTAAACGCGCGTGAGGATCGTGCCGGGCAGCAGGCGATCGGCTTCGCGGCGCAGCCGGGGCGGCAGGATGCCGGTCTCGCCGATTTCCTCCAGCTTGCGGCGCACGGATCCCTTCAGGCCGCCGAAGGCGCGCTCCTGGATCTTGTACGCGAGGCGGGTTTCGAGCCAGGTCCGGTGATGGTGATTCGGGCGTTCGTCGAAGTGCTCATCCCACAGCGCCCAGAGGCTGTCCATGGGAAGGTGGGGGATTTGGGCGACGCGAGCCGCAATGCTGGCGGCGTCGACCTGGGGTGCGTGTGTCTTCATGTGCGAACTCCTTCTTTTTGATAGGGGTTCGCATTCACGCGCTGGTTGGCAGTAAAGCCAAGGCCAACTGCGTCTTTCTCGTCCTCAGTGGTCGAATGATCGGACGCTGAGTCCTTGTCGCGCAGGCGTAGGACCGCCAAGGCGAGCAGGTCAGCGATTTCCTGGTGGGGGTGGCGCGGCGAGTCGGAGTGCGCGCAGGAGAGTGGTTCGTCGTTGTGCATGGCAGGCGTTGATGTGGAAAACGCTGCTCATGCTAGAAACGAAGGGGACTTCGCGTAACGTGTTTTGGGGGGCGTCTGCGCGCTGCCGATAGTTGCGCGCCGTTTTGTTTCCGATGAACAGGGATGCTATGACGCTCCCAAGTACAGTAGCTTGATGACCAACTCCCCGGCTGTTACGTTCCCGTCGTGCTCAAGCACATAGATGAGATCGCCGAGCCCCCAGATCATCGTGGCGATGAACAGAAGGATTGCGTACCAGTACTGGATCACCGTTTTCGTCGAATCCAAATGTGTCTTGGCGCGTTCCTTGGCCCCACCGCGTATCGCTTTTGATGCGTCTGTCCAGTTTCCGCTCTTATCGATCGCATCATTCACTGCCTGCTGCACCTTGCCGAGTCGTTCGGGGTAATCGGACACGATAAAGAACGCCAGGAATGCAGTAGCAATCGCGCCGGACCGACTGAAGGCCATGCCATCCGTTTTGCTCACGTGCCAACCCCACCAATACGCGATCCCCGATAGCAGCGTCAGCAACGCGATCTCTCCGTACTGGGTCCGATAAAACTTCCATAGAACTTTCAAGCGCATTACTCCATCACTCGACTACCGTACTGGGAACTGACCGTTCGAGACGAACTGGTCAAAGCTGTCGGTGGCTTCCTCGTCGTGCCAAGACCGGTCCCATGATCGCGGCTCGGCGCTTTCAAGCAGGAGCAGCGTGAGGACACGATCTCGCGCGCCGTAGCTGTGTTTGAACTCGCGCAGCTGCATGTGCGGCGCTTCCTCGGCACGCCACATCGCGGCGGACATCTCGGCGCCATCCCACTCCTGCTCGACGCCGGCATCGGCAGCGAGGGTGCCGGGTGGTGGCTCCGCCGGATCGCTACTGCGGCGGATACGCGCCCGCGTTCTGACGGCACTGCTGCTGCGCCATTCGTACTTCACGAAGCCGTTGTCCCAGTACACCAGGATGGCCCGCTGCGGCGTGAACTTGATGAAGCGGATGCACAGCGCCTCGAACGACACCTCGAAGCGCTTCGCGATGGCACTGAGGACGTGCAGATCGATCCGCTGGTCGGAGATCCACTCGCGCAGTAGATCGCCGGGCATCAGCAGGTTGCTGGCGAAATCGTCGGCCTCGCGCTCGATGGTTCGGAGGGTGTCCGCCCCGGAGTAGACGCTTTCCTTGTCGCAACTGAAGCTGGGCCGTTGGCTGCGATGCAGGATGAAGTGGCCCAACTCATGGGCGATCGTGAAACGACGTCGCTCGGGGCTGGCCTTGCCGTTGTAGAAGATCCCCCACTCGGCGGCATCCTTCGGGTTGCGCACCAGCATACCCTCGCAACTGTCGATGTCGAGCAATGTCGGCGCTTTGATCTCGCGGACCCCCGAGCCGTAGGGCGTGCCGGGCAGCATCTGCCGAACGATCTCCAGATCGACGGCGTCAGGCACGCCACCTTGGTGCCACGCCCGCAACCACTTCTGGACGGTGTTGGCCGCGATCGATCCGGTGAGAGTCTGCGCCGCGCTCAACGCTCAGTCTCCGCTCTTGCCCTTGTCGGGGAACATGATCTGGAGGGCCTGCCGGTAGCGGTCCTTCTCCTCGTCGGTCATGCCCGCGTACTCGCGGAAGAAGGCGACATCCTCGGGACTGGCATCGGGAACATCCTGGAGCGGTTCGCCCATGATGTCCTCCATCGTCACGCCCAGTTCCTTGGCCAATGCGCGTACCCGCTCTGCGGATGGACGCTGGCCTTCCTTCATTTCCAGTTCCCAGATGTACGCCTTGGTACAGCCAACCGCGTCGGCCACTTGCTGCAGGGTCAGCTTCTTAGCCTCACGGTAGCGCCGCAGGCGTGCTCCGAATCCCGAAGCCATAGCGATGCTCCTGTCTAAGTGTGATTACAGCCCGCTAGTATAGCCGCGAGATACCTATGGCGGTCAAATGTGCCGCACATATTGACAAGCGGGAATCCGGGAGACACAATCACGCTGTATCTCGCTACTTTACTATTGCGGGAGATCTGTTTAGTAACCTCAGTCGCCGGCCAGCGCACCCAGACCTTCGGTCCGCAGACCTCCGACACCACTTCGGAAAGGACTGCCATCATGAAAAAAACCTGGATCGAACTGCTTCACGAATTGCCGGTGGACACCACGCTGCGTGAGTTCCTGACTGGCCACGGGCTCACCATGCCCGACGACTTCGCGTGGACCGACTTGCCGGAAACTACGCAGTCGTTGATCGACGCCTTGGTTGCCTGCCCGGACGCGGCCGTGCGCGATCCAGTGGCCGCCAAGCTCCGCGCCAGCGTCGCCCTCGGTGATTCGGCAGGTGCGCAGGCGATGTTCCAGGTGGCCGCCGGCAATGGCGCGGTTTTGACCAGCCTGGCGACCTGTAAGAGCGACACGCATCGGTCGTTCTGGCTCTACGTGAAGCACCCGGACCTCTTCGACCGTGCCGGCGACGTCGACCACTTCGAACGCCAGGTCGCCCACGCCCAGCAGCATGACTTGGGCGTGAAGAAGACTCCCGACACGTCCGATGCTGCGCTGGCGGCCCTGCGTGCTGACGTCTCCGCCTTCTACCAGCGGGAGATGCAGTGCGGCGACCGCAGCAAAGCCTACGTCGTCCAGCGCAGCCCCAGCGTGTACCTGTTGAGCGTCCACATCAAGGACCTGTCGATGGTGCACCTTGAGTTCGAGGGCGATGACCTGAAGCGCCGCGTCGGCAACCCGAACATCCACTCGGTCCTGGAGTACTCCGCCATCACGGGCGTCACCCGGTCGCTGGTCAAGGGGGGCGCCAAGTACCACCAGATGTTGCTGAAGGCCTTCGCCGAGCATCTGCTTCATGTGAAAGTTGATGCCCACCGCCTGATGCCGCCGACGCTGGACCTCTCTGTGCTCCGGTTGGGCTTCGATGTTCCGCAGGCGGAGGTGGACGGGTTCAACGTGCTGCAGGTGAAGTCGATCAGCCTGCTCAGCCCGGACACGCAGCTGAAGATCGATTGCACCGCGATGGCATCCAGCGAACACCGCTGCGTGACCGATCTGCTGGCCGAAAAGCTGCCGGGCCCGCTGGCCGAAAACTGGCTCGTCACCGGCGCGCACATCAACCTGTACTACCCGCCCGAGCCTGGCAAGACGCGTCCGAAGGTCGTCACCATCGAGGTCACGCGCAAAGGCCGGCTGAACCTGCACAAGTTCGATGCGGCACTGCAGGCTCAGTTGGAGGGGTACCTGGTCTCTCTGGGCATCCTCCAGAAGGGGCAGACGCTCAACCCGCAGGAAACGCCGCCGAGCGAGGACGTGCACGATCTGCAGCCATCCTTCGAGCACTGACCTGTGTCAGCTCGCGAAGCGTGGTCGTTGGTCTGCCGTCTGTTCGCGGGTGGCACGCCGGTCTTCCGGGGTGCGCTGTCGCCCGCCGAAATCAGGGCCTGCACGTCCCTCGGGCCGGCGATCAAGCCGACGGTCGTGAACCGCACCTTCACGCTGTGCCCGTACTGCCAACTGCGCAACGGCCAGATCTTCGGCGACGGCCAGGGATGGCAGGTTTGTCAGTGCCCGGACTGCGGCCCCATCCCACTCGCCGCTGACGATCGGGCTGCGGTGATGCTGGACGAGGGGTGGCTACGGTCGAAGCTGCGCATCGCGCTGGAGATTGAAAGCCGGGATGGCGTCACCGACCTCGGCGATGGAATCTGGCGGCTGGGCGAGGCACGTCGTGAGCCGGTGCTACTTGCCAGGAGTCTGACCCGCCTTTGGGCCGAGCCAGCCGTCTTTGATCGGATCCGCGTGCCTGGTGCCAGCATCCGGGTGATCGCGCCCAGGGCAGCCCAGATGCGCGGTGCGCCGTTTCCCACCGGGATCGAGTGGCTGCCGCTGGAGGAGCGCTTCACCTTCTACGGCGGCGGCATCGCCCACATCCGGCCGGGCACGACTCCGGAACCAGCGGCCGCTGCCGATCCCTGGACGCCCGTGCACGGGCCGTTCTCGGCCGACTTCGGATGGGTGACTTTGGATAACTGGACCCATGGACCGATCCGGTGCACGGACGGTCAGGCGGCAGTCTTCAGCGCCCTGTGGTCGTTCAAGGGCGCCGAGGTAGATGGCGAGCGGATCATGGCGCGCGCTGGCCAGGACAGCGACAAGCCGATCGACCTGTTCAAGGTGAAGACCGCGAACAAGGGGAAGCCGGAGTACGAGGGTCCGCTGCATGCCTACCGAGCACTCGTGAAGTCCAATCGGCGCCAAGGTGTGTACTGGATGCCGTGCGCAGCCCCGGACTTCGTTTCGGCCTGACGGTTTGCCCATCCAAGCCGGTCGACGAACTCGAAAAGCCGACACAAGCAGAAGTCGTTGTCACGCAAGGCAATGTGCGTGTGCTACGGCGAAAAAGTTGGCGGAGATTTCCAGAGAACAGAGGGCAGAAAAGGGTCGAACCAGCCACCACGGGCACCGGTTCTGACCACCCCCTGGCACACGCAGAATGCGCGTGAACCCCGCGTACCGTATGGGGTCTGGAAGTGAAAACGCCCAACCGAGAACGGTTGGGCGTCAATTGGTGGTGGCCAAGCGCGGAATCGAACCACGGACACGCGGATTTTCAGTCCGCTGCTCTACCAACTGAGCTACTTGGCCATGAGACTACAAAGTATAAACAATTCGTCAGAC